GACACATCCAGGACGGGAAAGCTCATATTGGCCTCCCTCTCGCCCGGACCCATCGAGCGATCGCTTCATGCTCTTCAGGGGAACCGTCGCCCTTGAGACGATTCGCGCGCCTGCTCACAATGGCGACGTTTCCTGCGACATACCCGAGCGCAGGAACAATTCGATCCAACTCTGGAGAGCAGTCCGCTCTTCTGGAGGTAACCCTCTCGAGGCGGATTCCAAGAATTGGGCATACCGAAGGTACCGATACGTCCTCTTCTCGGAGAGCAAATGCCACTCCGATCTTCTTCGCTCGACGTTTGGCAGATCCCAGGGCGTTTCGAAGCCAGTTCGATTCGCGCCATGCCCGGTTGACTTGGCTGCGCCGCTCCGCGTTCCTAGCGTCCCATGCTCGCGCCGCCGCGCGACGTTTCTCTCGCTTGCGTTTGTAGTCAGACGCTTGTCTGACCGATACGCAGCCAAGGCAAAGATTCTCGGCGCTGCCTAGACTCGACGCTCCACACTTCGGGCAAGGCGATGCGTCGATACGCTTCCGAGCGACCCGCTCTCGATTCTCCTGAGTCCCCATGCGCCATCCTAGCGCACGTCGGTCTCAGGCGCCCTGGCACCGCACACAGCCATACGGGTGGCCGTAGTTAATCGAGAAGTAGCCGTCGTGCTGCCACTCGAGCGACTGGCTCCGGCCGAGGATGGCGTCGATGCCCTCAGCGCCCGACTCGCCGGAGTACGTCCGGAACACGAACGGCTGGCGGTTGTTCATCAGGAACGCGCCGAGGGTCGAGGTCTTCGCCTCTCGCGTCTCGATGTAGTACGTCGTGTCGCTGCCCGTCGCGCTGACCGGGAAGCCCGCGGGGCCCGTGGTGAGGGTGCGGTTGCCGTCGAACTCGTCGACCTTGACCGGCTGGAGCATCGCGAAGAGCTCCATGACCTTCTCGACGTCGGCTCCGCCGCCGCCCGTCGCGGCCGCCTGCGCGATGAACTTCGCGCTGGTGAGCTGCACCACGCGCGCCCACATGCGGGGCGGGTAGTAGAGGCGCACCGGCTTGAGGCGCCGAGGATCTTCGCCGTTGGGCAGAGAGATCGAGCCCGAGATGTACGCGAGCGCCTTCGCCAGGTTCTTGAAGGCGACGTCCATCGTCACGCTGTCGTCGATGGGGCATGCGCCCGGATAGCTGCCCACGGCCGCGCCGGTGAGGTCGTTCGCGTAGGTCCCGTTTGCGGAGATGTTCGGATGATTCGGGTGGCTCTTCGAGAAGAAGGGCACGCCGTCGTAGCCCAGGCTCCCCGCGGCGCCGCCGTTCATCATGGCGATGCAGAGCTCGCGCTGCGGCATGTAGGCCGCGTACTCCGCCTGCACGCGGACCCAGTCGGCGACCGGATCCATTCCGTGATTCAGCAGGTTGAGCCACTTCATCTTCGAGATGCGGAAGCCCTGGTCGAAGCGGGCCGGCGCGATCTCGAGCATCGCGGTCGACAGCTCCTCGAAGTCCATCGGACCGACCGACTCGCCGCCGTCCGCGGGCGTCGCCTGGCGGATGCGCGAGGACTGGATCAGCCATTCGAAGCGCTCGCTCTTCGAATCGGTGTTGTGAACCCGGACGAGGTTGCTCCAGAACATCTCCGAGATGAGCTGGAGGTACGTGTCCTCGTAGATGCTCCGGTAGCCCTTCTCTCGATTGAAGACGAAGCTTCCGGTGATGACGCCGCCGCTCATGGGGATGGTCCTCTCTCAGGCTCTCAGGCTCAGAACGGGAACTCGACGCCGACTTGACCATCGGCGCGAACGAGGTAGACGCGACCGGCGCTCGACGCCGTCGTGTTCGACGTCGTCAGGGTCTGGTCGTCGGCCATGTACGCGAGGCCGCCGATCTTCGAGCTCGTCACGGCGTTCGCGCCGGTGACGCTGTCCCAGTAGGACAGGTGGATCTCTCGATTGAGCTTCACCCCGACCGGAACCGCCGCGCTTCCGGCGCTGTTGTCCACGGACTCGGTGAACCACCCGATCGGGACGAGCGTCGTCGAGCCCGTGGCGCCGCGGTAGACGCCTCCCAGGTTCGCGGTGTCGAAGCAGGCGATCCCGCCTTCGATCGCCACCTGCCCGATGGGTAGGGGGAAGGACATCGCGGGAATCACGCCCGTCGGGGCGCTGACGATTCGCGTCTTGGTGAGAGCCGACATGATCAGACCTTCCCTTGCGCCGCGGCCTTCTCAGCGATCCGGGCGAGCGCGGTCTCCCGGTCGTATATGGGCACGCTCGTCTCGGTTCCCCGGATGACGACCGCCCTTGGGCCTGCGCCGTTGCCGTCGAGCCGAGCGATGATCGCCGACTGCTCCGGCGTGAGGCCGACCTCTGCGTCCTGGCGCTCTCCGCCGCTCACGCCCGCGGTCATCGCTGCGGCGGCCGCGCCGGCGTCTGCGCTTGCGCGCGGCCAGGTCTCGACCGCCTCGCGGAGCGCCGCGACCGGCACACTCGCGAGCGTCTTGCGCTGGGCATCGGAGAAGTCGGGGCGCTTGGTGAGTAACCCCGCGCGCTCCGCGGCTTCCTTGTCGGCGGCCGCCTGCGCGTCGCGCCGTGCGTTGTCGGCCTTGAGCTGCTGGAGCTCCTGCGCCATCGCCATCGCGTTCGCAGAGAGCGCCTTGGCCTTCGCGTCGGCCTCCTCCTTGTCCTTCTTCTCCTTGTCGTCGGCCTCGGCCTTGCGCGCGGCCTCGTCGCCGTCGGGCTCCTTGCCATCGCCGTCGCCCTCGCCGCCCATCATCTTGGCGAGAAGCTTCTTGGCCATCTTGCGGTGCTCTTCGTCGTCGCTCTCGGCGAGCGTGCGAAGCGCTTCCCACTCCTTGTCGTTGGCCTTCGCTTGCGCGCGCTTCGGCGGCTGGACGGGGGTCGTCATTTGCGGGTTCTCCAATGCCTCGAGGAGCTGGCGTTCTGTCTTGAGACCCGCGATAAGCCCCTTCGCGAGCGCCTGGCCCGCGAGCAGAAGCTCGCCCTCGAGCGCCGCGATCTCCGCCGCCGCGATGCCGGTGTGCTCCTCGACGAGATCGAAGAAGAGACCGGCCAGGAGGTCGACCTTTGCCTGCAGCGACTCTTCGGCCTCGGGCGTCACGGGCACGTGAGGGTTGCCGTCGAGCTTGCGCCGGCCGGATGCCCTGAAGCTCACCTTCACGCCGAGCATTCGATCTTGCTCGGTGACGTCGAGGATGGCCTCGTACACTCCGATCGACCCGACGCTCGACGTGGGCGGCGCCCAGATGCCGGCGGTCGCCGCAGTGGCGATCGCCCAGGCCGCGCTCGCCGCCATCCCCTTCACGGAGACGGCGAGAGGCTTTCCGCTCTCTACCGCCATCTTCCGGAGCTCGCGCGAGAGCTCGAAGCACCCGGCCGCGTCGCCGCCGGGCGAGTCGATGCTGAGCATGACCTTGCGCGCCGTGGCGCAGGCGAAGGCCGCGGCCGCGCGCGCCGCGATCGCGTCGTAGCTGTCGAAGAAGCCCCAAGGGTCCGCGCGCTGGAAGAGCGGCCCGCAGATGTCCACGATCGCGACGGAGCCCTCCTCACGGAAAGCGGACTCGCGAGGAGAAGGCTCCTCGACCTCGGACCCCCACGCCCCCTTGTGGATTGCGACGAACCCAGTGCGGGTGTAGCTCGCTCGGCGCGGCGTCTTCACGCCATTTGGGGTCGGATAGGCGATGCCGCGCCCGGCGCGGGCGTCCCTTTCAGCCCCCAAGGGGTGTGCCCCCGCCGAATGTAGGTGACGCCTTCCGTCAGCTCGTCGCCGCCCTCGTCGGCATTTCGACCTTCACGCCCCCGGTCCCCGCCGGCCCCAGCCTCGGGAGCGAGACGACCGACGCCGTTCGCTCCGCCATCGGCGGCGACCTCGAGGCGATCCCCCAGGTCCGCCTGCGGTGGTACCCCCCCGACGTCGAGCGCGCGCAGCTCATGGCGACGACGGGCGACCTCACCCTCGTCGGCCAGCTCTGCGAGTCGATGAACCTCGACGGCGTGGTGCGCGGCCTCATGGACGCCCGGACGAGCGTCGTCAACTTCCCCAAGCGCTTCTACGGTTCGCCCGACGTGACGCGGGTGCTCCTGGCGAAGAACGCGAGCGACCGCGACGTCTATTCCGAGATGATCCCGTCGACGGAGGCGCGCCTCATGGTCGGCGACGGCATCAAGGCCGGAGTCGCCATCGGCGAGATGGTCCCCGTCGTCGGTCGCGACTTCCCGGTCCTCGTCCGCCGCTACCCCCAGAACCTCTACTACCTCTGGGCGAAGAACCTCTGGTACTACCGCTCGATCGCGGGCCTGCTTCCCATCCGCCCCGGCATCCCCAACGAGAAGGGCAACATGTGGGTCCTCCACATCCCGGGGGGCCGGCTCTCACCGTGGAACTCGGGGCTCTGGAACACGCTCGGGCGCAGCTTCGTCAACAAGACGCAGACGATCTTCGCGCGTCAGAGCTACGAGATGAAGCACTCGCACCCGGCGCGCGTCGGGACGGCGAGCCTTGGCGCATCGGAGGCCGACCGCAACGGGCTTCTGACGAAGATGATCCGCTGGGCCCTCAATACCGCCTTCGTCCTTCCGGTCGGATACGACCTCAAGCTTCTCGAGAGCAACGGCCGCGGCATCGACGTCTACAAGGAATCGATCCAGCACTACAACGAGGAGATCGCGACCGCGCTCTGCGGCTCGGCCGTGATGCTGCAGGGGACTGCGGGCTTCACCAACATGGACGTCTTCCGCGTCGTGCAGACGGACCTGATCACATCGACGTCCGAGGGGTGGGACCACACGGTGAACACCCAGATCCTTCCCGCCTTCGTCGGGCAGCGTTGGGGCATCGACGCTCTCAAGAACGCGACGACCGTCGTCACGGACACGACGGCGCCGAAGGACCGCAAGGTCGAGGCGGACACGCTCCAGTCGCTCGCGAACGCCATCAAGGGCATGGTCGAGGCGATCAACGCGGCACAGGTCGCCGCCGGCGTCGCGCAGCCGATCGCGCTCAACCTCACGGAGCTCATGGCCCGCTTCGGCATTCCGACTGCGCCTACGAATGTGGCGCTCGCGCTCCCGGCCGCCGGAGAGGGCGCGGGCGCGGCCACAACCGGAGACACCGAGGCGGTGCCCGAGCCTGCGACGAACGCCGAGGCCGCGGCGCAGGCGCGCGCCAGGCAGCTGGCTCTCCCGCTCGCGGGCGACTAGCCCCCGGGCCACCAGATGTCATTGCCGCTCACCTGGTCGAAGGCGGCGGCTTCGTCCTGGAGGTCGGCGTGCTGCGTCGCGCGATCGGACGCGTCCTCGTTCGCAGGAACCCAGACCACCGGCGACCACACGGCGAGCGCGAGGGCGTCTGCGCGGTCCGGCGACCGCGACGGGCGTAGGCGGGATGGCGCCGCCGTCCTTGATCCACTTGGCGAGGTTTGCGAAGAGCTCGTCGCGCGTGCGCTCGAAGAGCAGGGGCTCTCGCATCGCGCGGTCGCTCGCCTTCACCGCGAAGACCTCGAAGTCGTGCCCTGGGCGCGCGCCGTGCGCGATCGCCGCGAGCCGACCGAAGAGCTTGCCCCCGATCGGGCCCTCGACGTCCACGATGAGCCGAGGCTTTTCGCCGAGCTTGCGGTGCACGCGGATGAGGCCGAGCGCGCGCTCGATGATCTCCCCCTCGTCGAGCCCCGACTGCGAGAGAAGGTCGAGCGCCTTCCAGCCGCGGGCGACCGCAAAGGCCGTATCGTCCCCGCCGACGCCCGGTCCGGCCGGGTCGACGCCGATCGAGAGGACCCCGTCGGCCTCGGCGTCCTCCCATCGGTCCTGCGCGGCCTGGATCGCCGCGAAGCTGATCGCCTTGCCCCCTTCGGTGAGCGGAAACTCGCCTTTCACGCGCACGCGGTAGAAAACGCTCTCCGGTCCGTACTCTTCGGCCCATTTCGAGAGCGTCGAGGCCTCCGCGATGCCGGGGATGCGCCGCGAGTCGTTCTCTGCGGCCACCTGCTCGCAATTGATGGCCATCGTCGCCCAGTAGGCCTTTTTCGAGTGAAAGGCGTCGAAGAATGGCCCTTCCACCCGCGTCGGGTTCGAAATCATCACGATCCGCGTGCTGCCGCCGCCGGCGGTGTTGCCCTCGATGGCCTCGAGGAACTTCTGCTCGAGCGAGCTCGCCTCGTCGACGATGTAGAGCAGGTTCGCTCCCGAAACTCCGCTAATCGCCTCGACCTCGGCGGCCGTCTGCCCGGTGATCTCCCGGAGGTCGCTCGAGACGAGCCCCGTCGTCGCGCGCTCGCCCATCTTGCCGGGGAGAACGACCAGGGCGCGCGCCATGAGCACCTTGAGCTGGCGCCAGAGCACGCGATTGATCTGCTGCGCCGTCGTCATCGTCATCACGACGCGCGCGTCCGGGAAGCTCGAGAAGAACCACAGAGCCAGGAGCACGACCGAGATGCTCTTGCCCGCCTTGTTGCCGCTGCGGATGGCGACCTTTCGCTCGTCGCGGACGAGCTCGAGCATCTTGACCTGGTGACTCAGGAGCTCGACCCCGAAGCAGTCGCGCGCGAAGCCGACGGGGTCCGCGCGCCACTTCGGCGACGGCCATCGCTGCGTCGCGATCCGCTCCTCGACCTCCCCGAGCGCCTCGGAGAGATCCAGCGCCATCGTCGCCGGGCGCGCGAGCCGGCGGTCCTTCGCGATCTCCGCCTTGCGCGGAGTCGTCACACGGCGTCCAGCTTCTGCAGCCCCAGCCGAACCGCAGACAGCGCCTCGGGGAATGGCTCGAGCGCCGCGACGATGACCGCCCGGATCTTCTGCCAGTGGGGCGACTTCACCAGCTGCGCCTCGAGAGCGGCCTCCTGGCCCGTCAGCTTCGCGAACGTCTTGATCGCGTT